TCCATTCCGGTCAAATTTCCTCTCCATCATCGATGAAAAATCACCTAGATCTATTTCCACTGGGACACCGAACTCGTCGTGGATGAATTCCGCTACTGCAATGAGGTCGTCGGCACCGATCTTGCCGTCAGCCAGGATCTTTTGGATCAACCTGAAAATACTGGTGATCAACGACAGAATCTTGATAAATGACGTGCTCATGAATCCTCTCCCTTTGCTTTGTAGATTCGGATTAGCCGCTCTCTCGCGGTATCAAGGCGTACGCCGTCGGTGTCAAAGTCTATGCCCATATGTTCGCTGGCAATGGCTTCCAGTTCCTGAGTTGTTTTTGCCCTGCTTATTAGCGACGGCAGATTGATGATGGCGCTATCGCGAGCGGCCCTTGCCCCCACCTGCTTGGATTCCAGTTCAACTGCCATCTCGACCAGCTCTTTTTTTGTCTTGCCTGACGTCTTGACATCGATGGCAAATCTCTCCTCGATAGCAGACTCGATGTCGTTTTTACGAGTCCTAGAGACGTTTATCTCGCTGAAAGCCAACCCATCTAGTGGATCTTGCACCCGTTCCACCAGCTCTGTGGTAAACACGGGATTCCCTGCCTCCGCAGCCAGCCAGGCCGCGAATGCCTCTTTCCGAGGTTTGCCGCGCATGTCGATGCCATGCTTTGTTTTCAGGTCGTTTATGATCTCTTTTGTGCTACGCGGGTCATCACCGGCCACCAGCGGAGCCGCATACTCTATCGGTTTCTTGCCGCCACCTATTTCAGCGAAGTGCTTTCCGGGCTGCCAGCCTGCAGGCAGGAGGTCTCCGACTTTGAATAGGTTCCTGTAGCCCTGCGGGCCATAATAGCAGTCTCGTATGCAGACGTATGATCCCATAAATCACTCCTCCCTCAGATGATAGGTTACTACCGGCGAGTAGAACGCCTCGCCGTTATTGAATTCCAGGCACGTCATATCCCCCCGGTCATAAGCGAATTCGAGCCACTCGCGTAAAACGTGCTCGATCACATAGTCAGGCTGGGTGATGTTTGGCTTGGTCATGTCAAAGGCGTTGATGATCTTTTCCTCGAATAGGTCATGATTCGCAGTCCGCTCGTACTTGTCGCTGGGCCCAAGCTTGATCTCGAACTCAGTGCAGTACCGTTTCATGATCACCTCAACGTGGCCCTTGTGATGAGCGCCTGAGAATGTTTTGACGTGCTTTGCCCCAAAAATTTCCTGCATACCAGCAAGAACCTCGTCGAAACGCTGCAGCGCCTGATCCTTGCTATCGCAGTAGAAATATGCGCCGTACGGATAGGTAACGTGTCTCCGTTCCTCGATGCCGCACTTACAAAACCTGTCCTCGTACTCGAACCCTTTGCTGAACTGCTTCTGCCACGACCACATCTTGAGCAAATGCGCCACCGTTGGCATCTTGACGACGACCTTCCAGCAGTCAAGGCATTTTGACGGAATGAACTTGGCATAGAGGAAGATCGATTGCAGTATGTCGCATTTGCGCTTGTGGTCTGGGTTTACGAAAATCCACGTCCGCTGCCAATCCAACCCGGCCCGTATGGGCGAAATCTTTTTGGTCAGTGGGTCTATGCAGAACCCGCCACCAGGCTCAAGCAGCTCACGAAACGTCGCGATTACATCAAAGGCCACCAGGCTATCGAGGAATGATGCCTGTCTGGGCTCGTCCTTTAACCTCCTCACCTTCTCGGTCATAAATCCCTCCTTCCCCACTTTATGCCTTTGTCAGTGTGCAGGTATCGCTGGCTGCGAATGCCTGGCCCTTGGGGACATACACAGCGCCAACAACGCCGTTTGCAGAAGCAGTCACCTCGTATCGATCATAGAGGTCGATGTCGATAATGTTTTTCTGTTCCCTTATTTGGGTTATCGTGCCGGTGAGATTTGCCATTCTTACACCCCCTCTCTAGAAAAACTCTTTAGCGTATCGCCTGAAGATGTCTCCTGACCGCTCTGCAGGCAGTGGTTCATGTGGTACAGCTCCGCGAGGACAGTAAAGGTCTTCTGCCACACCGTACAGCCTGCATGTTATTGGACGGTTATCGTAGACGATGCACCTGCAGCCGTCCAAGAATGGACACTTTAGACTATGGACAGTGTGCTTTGCCTTTGCTTCTTCGGACAACTGTTCCCACTCTGTCGTACTCCAGGGTACATGACCGCAGCAGGCGGAGCATCCCGGCAGGCACAGGATGCCTGCCGGGATCTCGTTGCGTAGACGCAAGAGCGCGTCCAGTTTATCAGTCATACTTCTCGTTGCCCAGGTTGAGGAACGAATCGAACTTTGCCGAAGTCAGCTTCGCGCCAACCGCCGTATAGTTGACTCCGAGATACCGCAGCGCGGTAGTGCCTGGAGTCAGCCGGATGGACTTTTTCGTGCCAGCGGCGGATACTGCCGGGAACGTCACTGACGCGATTACCGTGGCCCCTGAACTGATGGAGGCCGATGCTTTGCTGACCAGATCAGCCCTCACTGCCGCCCCAGCGCCGACGAGAATGGTATTGACGTTCACATTCCAGACGGAGCCGCCGAGATCCTGCGTCCCCAGTAGGGCGCTGGAGCCCAAAAGGAACTTCCACCCGGAATATGTGGCGTTGCTTCTGGTATCGACGACGTTGGTCGATTTTGTCGTAACGCCACTACTTTTGCTTGCGAGGCTCTGGGCATCAGAGAACTCCAAAGCCTTGTCGAGAACTGCCATGTGTCACCTCCTGAAGAAAGCACGATGTTTTAGGACAGGGTGCTTTCGGTATTGATGATTTGGTCAACCTGCCTGATCGGGAAGCCCTTGAAGGTCAAAACCGGGCCTGGGGCAAGACCGTCCCTGAAGCTGTAGTTTATGTTGGTCTTGTCCTTGACCCTGATCTCCATCTGGGTCATCACCGTAGAGTTGACGTAGATGCGCGTCCCTGGCCCCGTCTCCATGCGGTTGAGCAGGGCGATCAGATCGTCCTCATCAAAGGTATTCGAGGAACCAGCGCTCTCGATGTTAGCGATTCTGCCGATGGCTCGCGTGTGCTTTACGGCTAGGCCGCACTTCCACACGAAATGATCGACGTATGCCAGGAAATCGAGCGAGCTTGAGTCCTGAACGATCTGCTTGCCCAGGTCTTCATGGAAAAGGCCACCCTTTGAGTTGCGAGGATACAGGCAAAACGCCGTGTTTGGCCCCCAAGTAACCACATAGACCGATGTCAGGTCGCTGCCACTGCCGCCAGAGTTGAGCACGTTGGCAGTCGTGGCTAGGGCGTCCATGCGCGGAGCCAGCCCAGTAAACTTCTCAGGAGTGGTAACCGTAGATCCGTAGATGAGCGTCGATGCCATCGTCTGGCCGAGCCCCTCGACAAAGGCCATAGCCTCGTCGTTGCGGGCTTTCTGCTTGTCGCGGAATGAGTTGATCACCTCGACGTCGTTCTTTGCCCAGCTTTCTAGGATGCCAATACTGTCGGCAACCTGAATCGTGTCCGATTTTTCCGCAGCGACGCCTGCGTTGAGCTTGCGCCAGGAGCCTGCAGGCAGAGACGCCCTCCGCGTGGACACGTTCGACCATACATCGTTTGCTTCCTGCCAGACCGCATCCTGCAGGATTTCGTTTTTTTCCTGCAATACCTCTGCAATCGTCGCGAGGTTACCTTGCGGATCGTGGCGTTTTGCCACCTCGGCCAAGGTCAACCCGTTTGCTGTTAATGTCGCCATGCTATCTTACCTCCATTAGCTCATGTCTCGAAACTTGAGCATAGGTTTTCCATCTTCACCAATCGGCCTACGGTTCTTGCCATGCTGCGCGGCAGATATGAACTGATCCTCGCTCAGTGCTTGCCCTATGCTATAGAACGTATGGACGACAACAGGATTGTTGTTTAGCCCAGACTGCTTTAGCAGTGACTTGAACTCTTCCGAGGTCAGTCGTTCTATGGCGTTCTCAGCAGTGGCGACGTTTTCCTTGTACTTGTCGCCCCACTCATCCTGCAAGCTTTTCTCTGCAGCCGCGAGAGCTTGCTCCCTGCGCGTCTCCCACGCTTTAGCGGCCTCCCTGGAGGATTCCGCGTCGAACTGTGCAATCGCGTTCACCTGTTCTTGTGTTAGGCCGATCTCGTGGGCTCTAACGGTGAATGCCTTGACACGTTGATCGTTTGGCGTGAAACCATCGGGCCAGCTAATGGCGTAGCCGTCTGGGCTTTCAGGCACTACCGGTATTCGTTTTTCAAGGTCTGCCTTTGTTCCAGATAGCTCGAGATAGTTCCTTGCGAGCGTCTCCAGGCTGTCGATGCTAGCTAGGGATTCGTTGTCTCGCAATTCGCCGGGCAATGTTTGCAAAAACTCGTTGACCGCACCTTCCCCACTTCCGCCGTCCTGGCTCTGGCTTTCGGTGTCACCCTGTAGCGTGGCATTATCGGCGTCTGACATAATAAAACACTCCTTTCTAGTCTTGCCTTTTCATTTGTTGATATTCGCCTCGCATTACCAACTCTATGGCCGCATGGTAAATTGCCGGATCTAGGTGATATATTTCGTTGGCTATTGAGGTCACGAAGTCCTGGGCTCCAGATAGATAGTAGGTCTTGCTATTTCCGGTAAACACGCTCTGGAATAGGTTCCCCCTCGTCATAAGGTAGCCCAATACCCAGGCTCCGCTTTGGTCTTCAGTAAATACCTTTCTGAGATTGCTCTGTATTCTAGAGCGGAACTCAAGGTCTCTATCATGTTGCTCCTGGCGTTTTTCATTATCGCGTTGCGCTGGAGGTAGGTTCGTCACATATCCCTTCATGTTATCCACCTCCAGCCCGCATTAGATCTGTAAGCGCAGTCTCTCCTCCCGTAGGAGTATCCGCCAATGTTTTCATAGCGCCGATCTCCTCGCCAGCCTCCCGGCGCATACGCTCGCGCTCCATTGCGGCCTGCCTTGCCCGGCGGATCTGTTCAACCTCGTCATCAGTCATAATGATATCGGCAGGAACACCATAGGCGTCACCAAAGGCGTCTATGGCTTTGTCAATGTTCACCTTGTCCCATGCGTCAGGCAGTTGCCTTGCCTGGGCTATGTCGGCGACGAAACCCACAAAGCCCCTCATATTTGCCGTAGCTAGCCGCTTCTGTGCCTGGGCTAGGAGAGATATGTACTCGACGCGGTAATCGATCCCCTGGATCTCCTCCGGCGGAGGAGGTAGGGCGTTCTTTCTGGATAGGATAGAAAATGTTCGATGTATGCACGGGTCTAGCAGTTCGTGCATCTGCCGCTCTATGACCGGGCCGAGCATCAAGAGCTTCTCCTCAGACCGTTCGATGACCTCGGTAGCGGTCATGTTGGGACGCTCAAGTATCATCAGAAAGAGGTCGTTGTAGAGCCCCTCGCGTATTCCATCGCGTGTGTCCTGTATCAACTGGAGGGTATGCTGCACGTCCGGCTGCACCTCGTAAAGCGGCTTCAGGCCGCCAGGATCTTGCCCGGTAGCAAAGTAGTTCACCCCACCAGGGTATGTCCGCAGGTCGCTCTGTAGGTACGAGGGAGCCAGGATAGGTGGGTCGTTCCTGAGATGTATAGCCCTGATGTTCCCAGACGCGTACTCTTGGAGAGCCTTGACATCAGCCAGCACGTCCATGCCCGGAGACCGCCCATAGACGTCAGATCCGGTAACGTCCCAGCGAGGGCAGTGCGCCGGAAATTCGTTGTATCCGCCCTCGCTCAGTATGTCCTTTGGGTTATCGTACTCCAGATAGATTGACTCCCAAGGCATATTTGCCGAATCCAGTTTTTTCGCGTTACGGCTACCGCGAGGACGTATCAGGTTGAGAATCTCGTAATACTCGTATGGCGTCTTCTCAGCGGCTCGCTGCACTTCGTCGCTGACGTTGTCACCCCAGCGCTCGATCATCTGTCGCACCGTCCGCCACATGCGCCGGTAGATGGTATCTACCTCAAGGAATTGGTTCAGCGCCAAACAGTACTCGCCTGCAGTTAGGACTATAAAGTGGACATCCCGTTGTGGATGCTCCTGCTGGAACAGCGCTGCAGTTCCAAACCCGCCCAGCTCCGTGTAGGTAGAGTGTATGGCGTGATAGAAGTTTGACCGTGAATACGTCCTGTAGAGGATCTTTTCCACGTCGGCCAGCCATAGCTTCACCCGCTTGAACTGTTCTAGCTCTTCATCGACTAGGCCGATACGAAACCAAGGTCTGGCCGGAGAAGTGAGTCCGCCCTGCATCCCGGCTGCAAGCACTCTCAGCGCCCTGGTAGCAGTCCCGTCTATGATATTGTCGTGCCGCTTTTCTCCCTTGTTCGCCTGGAATCCTTTCGAGCTGTAGAACCCTCTTCGCGGCAGGATGTAGTCGGTAATCTCAGACCAATGCGTTTCCCACTCCTGGCGCTGTTCCTCGATATGGAGGTAATGCTGATTGTATTCAGAAATGCGCTCCGCCGTTGTCCTGGCAGATGATGGATACAGGTCGTATGCTTTATCAGGCATTGCGCTTGCTCCTATTGTGCTTGAACATATCGTAGGCGCTCATCGTTTGTTGCGGACGGTAAGACTTGTATGATCCAGCAGTCCTATCGTCGCGCCTGCCATGTAGTATGGTCTCGGCAAAGGTAAGCGCTAGGGCGTCGCCGCAGTCAGGGCTTCTGGCTATGCGTTCCTTTAGTTTCTCTTTTGGCTCTAGCCTCATGCGTCCTGCCGGGTCGAAGCTGTACAGGGGTGAGACTAGATCTTCCTTTAGCTCTGGGTCGTCTGGTATAGAGCCACCGGCCTCAAGCCACTCGCGTATTGCATCCCACATCTCCGCCCTTTTATTGGCGTAGTAGGCATCTTTGGTCGCCGTTCTACCTGCGTTTACCGGGTAGACGTCATGCCCCAACTGCCGCAGCCGGTCTACAACGCCCGCCCCTATTCCGACTTCGTCCACAAACAGAGCGTCTGGCTGCCTTTTGACTACCTCGTAAGCTACGGCGCTCGCCAAGGTCATCACGTCATTAAGGTGAATTTTTTGAATATCGAGAATAGCAAGCCCCTGCCGCACTAAAATGACCGACTTGTCGTCTCCAAAGCGGGCGACGTCTACGCCTATAACCACAGGAGCATGGGCATACATGGTGGGATGAAGAGTCTTCCCGGCTGACTCCAGAACCAGATCCCACGGGATCAGGGTATTGTCCGATGACGCTGAGAAGTCACACAGAAACTCCTGCCGGAACTGCGCGTCGCTCATTGTCTTCCGCGCCAGCTCAAGCTCATCGTTGTCGATGACCCCAGAGCGTTCTGGTGTAAACAGGTCTGCGTACCAATCCGGGTCAGATAGCCCGTGATCATATAGCTCAGAGAATAGATTTATCCCCTTCGGTGTCCCAATCCATATCACCCAGCCCTTCCGGTCTGCGATTGCTGGCCTAACGATCTCACCCCAGATCTCGCGACGCATTTGACTGACCTCATCCATAATGACGCCGTCCCAGTAGAGCCCCCGCAGAGAGTCTGGATTGTCCGCACCAAATAGGTTTATCTTGGCTCCGTTAGGCATCTCAATCATCAGCTCGGACTCATTGTGCCGTATGCCTGGTATCGGAGCGCCATAATGCTTGAAATAGTCCCAGGCAATATCCTTCGCCTGTCTTCTAAATGGGGCTATGTACGCGTATCGAGCCCGTTCGAGCTTATATGTCAACGCCGCTTTGATCATGTGGTTGATCACAGCTACGGTCTTGCCAAGACGACGATGAGCAACGATTACCGAGAACCTATGACTCTCCATGCCCTGGTGTATCTCAACCTGTACCGGCCTCGGCTTATATGGGATCTCGATCACTCTTGCCATTTGACGATCAACTCCCCATGAACCTCATGGCGCTTGTCGTCTGTCACGCCAAGCAGCTCGAAGCAAAGTTTTTGCGCGTTGAGCCTAACTGTATGGTTGATCAGGTCTTTTGAATAGACGATGCCACTAGTGCCATTGAACACTTTAGTCTCTTTAGCTGACAGGCTCTGTCGCAGCCTTGTTCTCAACGTCTTCAGCCGGATCTGGCCCGGTTTGTCTCCGAAAAAGTAAGCTATCAGCGCGTCCCTGCTTACCGCGCTAGCTGTTTCACCAGCCATTCTGTCTGCCTCTTTCTCTGTCATCATGCCGCGAGTAGCGTCCTCCGTCGTACGCGAGGACGAGTGGTAACACCGCGCCCTCCGGTTAGTAGCACTCCTGGCCTACCAGCTGCACCGCGTCCCAGAGTCTCTTTGAATGTACCAGGCTGTGTTTGAACGCCCTCGACGAGCGCAGGCGTCGCCGTCCTGGCTGGCGCTGCCAGTACCCTGGCTCCCTCTGTGGCCCCCGAGGCCGCTGGCGCAGTCCCGCCGCCGCCCACCTCGCCGCCGGTATCAGAACCGGCTGCGCTAGCTCCAGCCGATGCGGAAGTGCCGCCGCCGCCAATAGCTGCAGCGCCAGTTTGACCAGATCCACTTCCAAGCATTCCCCTAGAGCCAGCCGACGCGAGTCCAACAGCAGCAGCCCCAACAAGGGCTCCAGGCCAGCCACCGAAAGTAAGTCCAAGGGAAAAGCCTTTTGCCACGTCAGCGAAAACAGCTCCAAGACTAGACTGTGGCTCTGCACCATATGCAGCTTCGTGCTCTGATCCCAGTGTAGTACCCTCGAACGCTCCAAGCCCTGTAGAGACATCAGCTCCAAACCCAGGAGCCCCAGCAGCAGGCGACGACGATCCGTAGGCTGCTTCGTGCTCGCTTCCGAGACCCCCACCAAGACCAGTTCCGGCTCCTTGTACGCCTCCCCCGTAAGCGCCCTCGTGCTCACTCCCAAGACTAGTCCCAGGATCTGGCCCGATGCCCACGTCTGAACCCAAGCCTCCACCAGTTGAACCACTGCTCGAACCACTATCTCCCCCGTCGCATCTGGCTACAGGCCCGTGGTAGTCATACGACTCCTCATCTACGACTTCCATGCTTGCCATGTCGATCACGATCTTTGTATAGATCTTCACTGGATCACTCCTTTGATAGCAGTGTGCGGCGCTTGCGTCCGCCCTCGTCGTGAGATTTTGCCCTATACGCTCCATAGGCTCGCTCTGCAGCCTCCTTGCTGGTGTACATGCAAGGCCCGGAGCCAATCCTATACTTGCCATTACTGCACTTGCGTACAGGCATCGCGTCCATCCTCCAGCTCGCCTTTGAGGATTGAATAAAGACAGTAGTCGTACCATACGCCACCTACCCTTTTCTCGCGCCTCAAACAACCATCCTGCTTCATTCCGATACGCCTACAGTACAACCTGGCGGCTCTATGTTCTGACTGTACGGTGCAGATAACTTTATTCAGGCTATGTTTGTCTATGAAGTATTTAAGCGCTGCCAGGCCAATTGGCCCGGTGATTGTAGGCGTCTGGAATCCACGGTGAAAGTACCCGGAAAAAGTCGCTTTATCCCCCTGGCGGAGCCCGGAGATCATACCGCAGGCCATAACAGTGCCATAGATATGTATCCCGATCACAGCGTCTGAGACGTTGTAATACATCCAACGCCCAAACGACGTTTCGTTATCTAGAGCCCAGGAGTGTTTGTCTGAGAAGAACGAAGGTAGGTTCTTAGGTTGATCACATAGGATGCCGTATAGACTAGCCAGGTAGGCTACGTCGAACGGAATGATATCATACCTGTCTGCTATACGAGTGATAGGCTTCACAATTTTCGCATAGCAAAGCCAGGTTTTTATGTCAATACTCTATATCATCTGAGGTAGGGTACAAATCCTCTGAAATTTGCTCACCCAATAACTGCTCATAAAGCAGTAGGATTTCTGCATAATTCCCGATCAATCTCAAACACGAAAAACCGACACATTTTATCCGCTTTTTTTTCCTCATTTTCTTGACGAGGTCGTAGGCCCGTAGCCAGACATTAATCTGGTCTGGGATGATACAGGCGACGTTCCCACTGAGACGATATACAGGCATTCCAAGCTCATAGTGATAGCGCATGACCGTCCGAGGTTCACGGTCACAGTATTTGGCTATCCTGGCCCAGGTAGTGATCAGGCCGAATTGGGATCTGCGCCTTTTTCGGCTCATCACTCTCTGTATTTGCCGATCACATAGACCAGCCTTAACTGATGATTTGTTATTTCGTAGTGGTCGAGGGAGGCCACCGTTCTTTCATTTTTACTTAGGCCGTTAGCTCGAGAAAAATCCTTTTCAGCTTCGCGAAGTCTTCTCTTTATCCTGGCGATTTGTTTTTGTAGCGCGAGCTTGAGTGGTACGCAGATGAGACATTCCATGTGTAGGCTCCTTTCAGAATAGCATTGCGGTGATACCCAATTCCTTGATGACGTCCTCCTCTTTCCAGGCTACGAATCCTTTGGCGTTCCTGAAGGTATTTACAGTAGCAAGGAACGTTTTTTGTTTCTGGCTGACTTTACCTCTTGGCCCCTTGACTTCTATGAAGTAAGTCCTGCCATCGTACAGGGCTATCAGGTCGCTGACTCCAGGCTCTGGAGCCCATTGGCCCGGTGTATGTGTTTTTATACAAAGGCCACCCACGGCTCTGATTAGTTGGACGATTGCCTTTTTTAGTTGTTCCTCGTTTGGTTTTTTGTGCTTCAAGGTTTTTCCTTTTTGTTTTTCATCCAAAAGTATTTTTACTGATGAGGAGTAGTAGTCCTCCTTCTGCAAAAAAAATAATTGCATAAGGACGACTTTGGCATAGTAGTAGCTACGCGCGCGCGCGCGCACTACTACTCCTTGGAGTAGGAGTAGGAGCATTGCTGTCGGCATTCTATTAGAATGCTAGTAGCATTAACTGCTTGGGATTGCTCATTATTATTTATGCTCATTTTCATCAGGCTCCGTAGCCTATTTTTTAAATGCAATGATAGCTCTCTAGCCCCTCTAGAGCCCTATACGGTTTATTATGTAAACTTTGAGACATTGATAAATTTAGCCAGCTCAAAAACCCGACGCAGATGAGTTTATTTCGCTAGCACTCAATTGGAGCAATCTATCCAATTCAGTGGCTAACAGATAAACATCAGTGCCTAGCACACGAACATCAGCCCAGTTTCTTTTGATGAACGACAGGAGTGAACCCGCCTCGTAGCGTTCAAGCACGATCTCAAACCTGTCGTCTATGGCTCTTACTGCGACCTGCACATTGGCCTCCTATTGGCTATTCCTGCGTTAACCTCTTGGGCTCATTGTTTCCCGCCGGCAGTGGTGGGATATTCTTTTTGGCGAACTGTCTTTTGAGGAAAGCTATCCTGCCTAATTGCCGCAGCTGGGCTTCTCTAGCCTCCATACTTAGTGAGTTGTTGTCAACAAAGACTAGGAGTTTGTTGGCTTTGAGCATCTCCCTCTTTGCTTTTCTCATGTGCTTGTCTGGCCCCTTGATAACCTGCTCGTCCGCCTCTGTAACGCGATATCCCTGGCCTGGGACATTTTTTAATTGGATGTTATACTCCTCAAGCAACGAACTCTTGAGCTGCTCCATAGACTCCAGCCGTTCGATTCCACGCTTTTTGAAATACTCCTCGAACTCGTCTATGCTCTTGGGCATTTTCGTCAGCTTTGGCAGGTCTAGCATGACATCCATCTCCTCATGGGAAAAATAGAGGTTGCGCCCCCTCTCCTCCACCATTTGAGCGATTGTATCAATCGCTTCGCGCCACGCCGGTTCTTTTCGTAATCCATTACCCATGACTTCCTCCTTCTAAAGGTGTTCCTCCTCGCCTCGCCTCGCCCCGCCGAGCCCCGCCCCGCCAGGCCAGACCCCGCCACGCCCGGCCACACCGTACCCCGCCCCGCC